AAGTGTGTTTTTTAATAACAAGTCATACACCGATAAGGTAATGAATAAGTCTATCGATGATATGATAAAAGATAATACAAGATGATAGGAAAAATAGTAGGTGGCTTATTCGGCAAAGTAGTTGAAAATGCAGAAGGAATACTTGACAAAGTTATTACGACAGACAAAGAGAGAGATGAAGCTAAGCTTGCTCTCAAGCGATTACTACTCGAGGCCGAACAAGAAGCTTTTAAACAAGAAGTCGAAGACCGAAAGAGCGCTCGTGATATGTATAAAGACGATGCGCTTATTCAAAAGATACTTGCGACGTTATTTACGATCGCATACTTTGGATTAAGTTTCATGATGTTTAGATACTTCGTAATGGGTGATCTAGAATTAGGAGAATTTGAGATAAGTTTTATCTCTACAATATTTGGCGCAATGAGTGCAAAAGTTAATACGGTAGTCGATTTCTTTTTCGGCGGATCGTCAAAAAAGAATCAAGAACAAAATAATAAATAAATAAAATGGGAATAAATTCAACAGAAGTCTCTTATGGCTTCGGACAACTAGGAAGTGTGTTTACCAATTTAGCTAAACCAGTTTTTCCACCTAAAGATCACGTTATTATAGCTATTCAATTCTTAGCAGATAATACATTGTCAGTTTTAGAAACAGAAACTTTAGACTCTATGGGACCTCAATTCATAACACATCAAGACGATGAACTCGCTTCAGCTGGTGGTCCTGATGCGAACTTCGCTGGTGTTGTTTGGGCTGCAACGGCAGATCCAGGTGCTGGTGCTTATGGTACAGCTGCTGGTGTGATTACTATAGCAGATCTAGCGAAAAACACGCTTATTAAAAAGGGACAAATAGTTCTAATAGGTGATGATGCTGCTGAAACTATAGACACTGGTATAGCTACAGACACCGCGGCTGGTCATGTGGATCCTGTTTATAATGGGCCTAATAAAAAGTGGTTAGAAGTGGAAAGCATTACTGGTGGTACATACGGAACAACAATACAATTAAAGGCAGTTGGTGGAGCTAGTTTAGATGTTTCAGGACTAGACGCTGCTAATCAAATATACTTTTTAGATTCGTTTCACGGGGCAGGTGGTACAACTGTAGAAGGTGTTACATTCCCAATAGGAACTACAATATATGGTAGATGGTCAACAGTTACACCGGGAGCTGCTCCAGTAATTTGTTATTTTGGTAAATAATGCTAGGTAACTCAAAACCATTAAATAAAGCTAACTATTCTAGAGCGTATGCTGATATTGCACAGACTTCTCCTGATTCTGTAGCATCTCCTAGGAATATACATGATTTAATAGCTTGGTATGATTTTGTTGATAGAACTACACAATGGCAAGAAACAAGTAGTTTTACAACTCAAGTCACTAGCAACTCTGATCCTATAGGTAGAATTAAAAATAAAGCAACAGGCTCGAATAGATTAGGAGATTTTTTAAGAGCTTCTTTTAATGGCGATAGACCATTGTGGCAAAATGGATATGCTAAGTTTGATGGCTCAAGTGATTCTCTATATGGTTATGGTTCATCGACAGCATACGGCGCTGTTCCAGGAAATAATAATGGTTATTTTAGTGACGCGATAATAGATCCTCATAATATAAGTGCATTTGTGATTGTAAATTCAGATAGTGCAACTGTATCATCTGATGAAATTGTTTTTGCTATAAGTGGAACAGCCACAAATGATTCAGAAGAGAATATTGGTATAGCTTTAAAACATGAAGCTGGATCAGACGATCCTGAACTTGTGATAGATTATGAAAGTGAAACAAATGATGAATTACAATTTACCACTGGCATGCCGTCATCGGTTAAATTACTTTATACTATAACTGGTGCTGGTACAAATAATACATTATTTTATAGAAATAACAGTGCAGATGGAAGTGGTACTATTGCTAATACTGGTAGTAGAATTTTAAATTTTACACACAACAAACACGGATTTTGTATTGGAGAAGCTATTACTGGTTCAACTGGTCAAGTTGGTGCTCTACATTATGATGGAGCAATAGGAGAAGTGATTATATACAATAGAGCAATTAATGCAAGAGAATTAGATATAGTAAAAGCATACTTTAATGCTAAATACTCTTTATGGTAAAATAAATTAATAATTAAATAAAATTAAATAAAATGGCAAAAAGAAAATTTAAAGACAGACATGACGGTAAAATGAAAGATATTCAAGACGTTGTATCTAAAAAAGAAAAAATTGATGAACAAGACCTATCGGCTTTACAAGATCTTGTTAATAAAATCAATCACCTTCAGTATAATATAGGTAAACTAGAAATGCAAAAACACAACTTTCTTCATGACTTAGCTTCTCTTCAAGACGAAATAAAAGTACACCAAGAGAAATTAATGAAAAAATATGGAACATATGATGTTAGTTTAGTAGATGGCAAAATTAATTGGCCTGAAGAAAAGGAGAAAGAAGATAGCAAAGATGAAAAATAATATCATCAGAAAGATTACTATAGGAAAAGATTATAAAAACGATTCAATGCATTATGCTGTAGATCAAGAAGTTTATGGTGGTCATAAGATATGCGATATACTAGAAGAAGAAGATAAATACTGTATATATATTAGAAAAGATGAAGTAGTTATACCTTGGAAAGATTTTAATAAAAATATGGCTATATCAGTTGAGTATAATCTAGAGTACTAATGAGAGCTTATAAAGATTTTATAATATCACCTATTGGTGAACGTTATAATAATTCTACAAAAGTTGATGATAAAGAATTGATATTAAATACTGAAATATTTAATCATCAGTTTGTAAATAGAAAAGCAAAAGTAATCGCTACTCCATTATTATTTCAATCACCTATTAACGTGGGTGATGAAATAATAGTGCATCATAATATCTTTAGAAGATGGTTGAATGTTAAGGGTATTGAAAAAAATAGTAGATCTTATTGGAGAGATAATAAGTATATAATATCAGAAGATCAAATATTTTTATACAACGGTAAAGCTATGCCTGGTTATAGTTTTGTTAAACCAATAAAATCAACAAATCCGTATCATTTTAACTTAGATTTAGATATAGAAAAACCACTAGTTGGTATTATAAAATACTCTGATGATACTTATATTAAGGAAGAGTTAGTTGGTTTTACACCAGGTAGCGAGTATGAGTTTGTTATTAATGGTGAGAGATTATATAGAGTTATGAATAAATTTATTACAATTAAATATGAGTATCAAGGAAACGAAGAAGAATATAATCCAAGCTGGGCACAAAGCGGTTGAAGAATTAATAAAAGTAGCCAAGGAAGAAATAGTTGATTCAGATGAAGATATATCAGCAGATAGATTAAAGAATGCTGCAGCTACAAAAAAATTAGCTATATTTGATGCGTTTGAAATATTAAATAGAATCCACGAAGAGGAAGCAATGTTAGAAGGTAAACCTACAGAAGAGGAAAAGAAAAATCCTTTCAAGGGATTCGCTGAAGGAAGATCTAAGTAATGTACGAACAAGCATTATATAAGGTTGTAGAACCTATAAAATCCAACATCATTAGTAGATTTAATAAATCTAAAAGATGGGAGTATGGTCATAATAAAGAAAATGATATTGTTGTAATATCAAAAACAGGTATGATTGGAGAAATCCTTGAGATTCAAGGTCTTCAAATAGCTTTACCTAAGCAACCAAAAGAAATATATTCTTGCAGCAAAATTAAAACAGAGCAAAAATGGAAACAATTTCCTACTAATCCTGATTTTAAAAGAATTAAAACGGTATTCGATTGGCAAGATTATCCAGATGATTTCAAAGAAAAACATTACGGATATATAGACGAAGAGTTTAGAAGAAGAGAAGAAGGTTTTTGGTTTATGAATAACGGTAAACCAACATATATAACAGGTACACATTATATGTATCTACAGTGGAGTAAGATTGACGTTGGTGCTCCAGATTATAGAGAGGCTAATAGATTGTTCTTTATATTTTGGGAAGCTTGTAAGGCAGATAAAAGAAGTTACGGAATGTGTTATTTGAAAAACAGACGTTCTGGTTTTTCTTTTATGAGTTCAGCCGAAACAGTTCATCAAGCCACATTAGCTAGTGATAGTAGATTTGGTATATTATCTAAAACAGGTGCTGATGCTAAAAAAATGTTTACCGATAAGGTAGTACCTATTAGTATTAATTATCCATTCTTCTTCAAACCGATACAAGACGGTATGGACCGACCAAAGTCCGAACTCGCTTACAGGGTGCCTGCAAAAAAGTTTACTCGTAGAAAAATGAGGGAACGAGAAGAACAAGATGACATGGAAGGTCTTGATACTACTATTGACTGGAAAAACACAGGTGATAATAGTTATGATGGTGAAAAGCTTTCTTTATTAGTACATGATGAGAGTGGTAAATGGGAGAAACCTGATAATATAAAAAATAACTGGAGAGTTACAAAAACTTGTCTGCGACTAGGTAGTAGGATTATAGGTAAATGTATGATGGGATCAACTTCCAACGCTTTAGATAAAGGAGGTGATAATTTTAAAAACTTATATTATAATTCAGATGTTACAAAAAGAAACAGAAATGGACAAACTAAGTCGGGATTATATTCTTTGTTTATTCCTATGGAATGGAATTACGAGGGATTCATTGACGAATACGGACAACCTGTATTCAATACTCCTGAAAAACAAACACATGATCCACATGGAGTAGAAATAGATTATGGTGTAATAGATCATTGGGATAATGAAGCCGAAGGATTAAAAGACGACCAAGATGCTTTAAATGAATTTTATCGTCAATTTCCTAGAACAGAAGAACATGCATTTAGAGATGAAACTGGAAATAGTTTATTTAATCTTGTTAAGATATATGAGCAAATAGATTATAACGAAGGAAATAGAAACTCATCAGTATTAACTACTGGTAATTTTCAATGGGCTAATGGAGTTAAAGATACTAGAGTTATTTTCACTCCCAATCCAAAAGGAAGATTTAATATAAGTTGGGTTCCAAAGGTAGAATTACAAAATAGTGTTATATTAAAAAATGGAAATAAATCCCCTGGAAATGATCATATGGGAGCATTTGGATGTGACTCTTATGATATATCGGGAACAGTTGACGGAACAGGGTCGAAAGGGGCTTTACACGGATTAACTAAATTTTCTATGGAAGACGCTCCAGCTAATACTTTCTTTTTAGAATATATAGCAAGACCCCAAACAGCTGACATGTTTTTTGAAGATGTTTTAATGGCGTTAGTATTTTACGGTATGCCGATACTAGCAGAGAATAATAAACCAAGGTTGTTATATTATTTGAGAAGAAGAGGTTATAGAGGATTTAGTATGAACAGACCAGATAAAGTTTGGAACAAATTATCAGTTGCAGAAAAAGAAATAGGTGGAATACCTAATTCAAGTGAAGATATAAAACAAGCTCATGCTGCTGCAATAGAAACATACATTAATGATCACGTTGGTCTCATTGGTGATGGTGAATACGGTGATATGTATTTTAATTCAACATTAAATGATTGGGCTAAATTTGATATAACAAAAAGAACAAAACACGATGCTTCAATAAGTTCTGGATTAGCTATAATGGCTTGCAATAGACACTTATATAAACCAAATCCAGATAGAGAAAAATCTCAATTAAATTTAAGCATACCAAAATATAGTAACAAAGGATTTTCATCAAGAATAATAAAACAAAAAGTATGATAGAAGCTCATGTAAATTTTCCTTCACAAGCTGTTAGCGACCAGGAGAAGCTTAGTCAAAAATATGGACTTAAAGTTGCTAAAGCAATAAGGCAAGAATGGTTTACTGGAAGTAATTCAAAGTTTAGAGGCAACTTAAATACATTTCATAAATTAAGACTATATGCTAGAGGCGAACAATCAGTTCAAAAATATAAAAATGAGTTATCCATAAATGGTGATTTATCATATCTTAA